CGTTGATTGTGCATATGTTGCAACCGGTGTACCAAGTATCCCTCGGCCATCGTCACCGTTTTCAACTTTGACTAAACTAATTTCATCTTGTACTACGGGCATTACCCCACCTCCTAATAATCAAATGACCGATCGGTGCCTTTGCCAAAGCGAATCAAATCGACATGCCTTGTTTTTGTGTTCAATACGATCACATCCCATAAATCTTCTTCTAAAACCCCTAGCGGTCTGTCCCCTTGGTCTTTCTTCGGACGGCTCACAGAACAGCCGATAGAGTAGTTCACTGTTCCGTTAGTATCTTTACTGATTCGGTCGTTGT